TGCATTTCCTTATGGCGACCATGATGACTTGGTGGATTCAACAACTCAAGCTATTATGAGATTTAGACAAGGTGGTCTTGTTCAACACCCTGAAGATTATGTTGATGAACAGAATACGGTTAAACGAAAACGGATTTACTATTGAAAAAGCTAACTAGAACCATACCACCTAAATCAGGGCCCACGCCTCAGGGCTTGAATATTCCCTTAAAACAAGTTAAGACGGTAAGATTGGAGAAAACAAATAATGGCAGACATAGACAAGTCACTTCCGAACGAAGTAAGAACAGAAGTTAAAGTTCCTGGCGAAGAAGAAATTTCGCAAGAGATTAACGTTGAAGAAATTATACCTGAAAAAGGTCCAGTAGAAGTTGTCCCTGAAGAAGACGGTGGCGCAACCATAGATTTTGAACCCGGTGCGATTAGTATTCCTGGAACAGAAAATCATTTTGATAACTTAGCAGATTTATTACCCGATGATATTTTAGAACCGATAGGCAATGAGCTTAGAGGCAACTACAATGATTACAAAATGTCTAGAAAAGATTGGGAACAAGCTTACACAAGCGGATTAGATTTATTAGGATTTAAATACGAAAACAGAACAGAACCTTTTCAAGGTGCATCAGGTGCAACACATCCTGTATTAGCTGAAGCAGTAACTCAGTTTCAAGCGATGGCGTATAAAGAATTATTACCAAGTGATGGTCCAGTAAGAACCCAGATCCTTGGTGCAGTAAACCCGATGAAAGAACAACAGGCTCAACGTGTAAAAGATTTTATGAACTATCAGATCATGGATCAGATGCAAGAGTATGAACCTGAGTTTGATCAAATGTTATTTCATTTACCTTTAGCAGGTTCTGCATTTAAAAAAGTTTACTATGACGATTTACTAGGACGAGCTGTTTCAAAGTTTGTCCCTGCAGATGATTTAATTGTTCCGTACACGGCTACCTCATTAGACGATGCGGAAGCAATTATTCATCGAATTAAAATTTCAGGAAATGATTTAAGAAAACAACAAGTGGTAGGTTTTTATAAAGATATTGAATTAGGACAACCTGCAGACATTGAAAATAAATTAGAACAAAAAGAGAGAGAACTTGAAGGATCTAGAAAATCAGGAAGACCTGAAGACATGTACACGTTATTAGAATGTCATGTTAATTTAGATTTAGAAGGTTTTGAAGATATGGGTCCTGATGGTCAGCCAACAGGAATTAAACTTCCTTACATTGTAACGATTGATGAGACATCAAGTAAAATTTTATCTATTAGAAGAAATTACAAAGCAGAAGATCCAAAGAAAAATAAAACTCAATACTTTGTTCATTTTAAATTTTTACCAGGACTTGGGTTTTATGGTTTTGGATTAATACATATGATTGGCGGTTTATCACGAACGGCAACTTCAGCCTTACGTCAATTACTAGATGCAGGTACGCTCTCCAATCTACCTGCAGGATTTAAACAAAGAGGTGTAAGAGTTAGAGATGAAGCAGCTCCTATTCAGCCCGGTGAATTTAAAGATGTAGATGCACCCGGTGGATCATTAAGAGACGCTTTCTATCCTTTACCTTACAAAGAACCATCACAGACTTTATTACAATTGATGGGTATCGTAGTTCAAGCAGGTCAAAGATTTGCTTCAATATCTGAAATGCAAGTGGGTGAAGGTAATTCAAACGCTGCAGTAGGTACAACAATTGCTCTCCTTGAGCGAGGATCTAAAGTGATGTCTGCAATTCACAAAAGATTGTACACAGCACTTAAACAAGAATTTAAATTACTAGGAAAAGTTATTGCAACTTATCTTCCACCAAATTATCCTTACGATGTTGTAGGTGGGCAAAGACAGATTAAACAATTAGACTTTGATGACAGAGTAGATATTTTACCTGTAGCTGATCCAAATATTTTTTCTATGTCTCAAAGAATTACTTTGGCTCAAACCGAATTACAATTAGCAACATCAAGTCCACAGATTCATAATTTATATGCCGTATATAGAAATATGTACAATGCATTAGGAGTTAAAAATATAGATCAGATTTTACCTCCGCCTCCGCCGCCAGCACCAAAAGATCCAAGCTTAGAACACATTGATGCAATGGCAGCTAAACCTTTTCAAGCTTTCACAGGCCAAGATCATAGAGCACACGTCACATCTCACTTGAATTTCATGTCTACAAACATGGTTAGAAATAATCCTGCTATCATGGCATCTATTCAGAAAAATATTTTAGAACATATTTCTCTAATGGCTCAAGAACAAGTTCAATTAGAGTTTAGAGAACAAATGCAACAAATGATGATGATGCAACAACAAGCTCAAATGAATCCTCAGATAGGCCAACAGATTCAAATGATAACTCAAAAAATAGAATCAAGAAAAGCTATCTTGATTGCAGAAATGACTGAAGAGTTTATGAAGGAAGAGAAGAAAATTACATCACAATTTGATTCAGATCCTTTATTGAAGTTAAAATCTAGAGAAGTTGATCTTAGAGCTATGGAAAATGAGCGTAAGAGAGAAGCGGATGAGTCTAAAGCTGAATTAGATAGAGCTAAGTTAATGCAAGCTAAAGATATTTCAGAGGATAAACTAGAACAGAACGAAGATTTAGCTAAATTAAGAGCGGGAGTTTCCCTTGCTAAGTCAGGAATGCAGTCTGCTGTCGTAGAAATAGACGATTAGTAAGAAAAAGCATGACAAAATCAAATAAAAAAGTTAAAACAATATAAAAACGGAGATAATTTATGATGAACTATAAAAAATCTAAAAAAGTAGCAATACCTTCTCAGAATGTTGAGATAGATCCTAGATCTAAGTCAACTGCTGATGGTGCTTTTAACGGAATTCCTACAGGAGATAAGGAAAAAGTTAGAGGAACTAGAAGAATGTTACCGGAAAAGAAAAAAACAGCAACTTGGTACTAACCTATGTGGTTCTCGGCAATTAAATTAGCCGTTTCTGCTGGTAGTAAAATTTATGCTAACCGTCAGAAAACGAAGATGGCTATGTCTGATGCACAATTAATGCATGCACAGAAAATGGCCGAAGGAAAAGAAGCTTACCAAGGTAAATTATTAGAAGCTAGACAATCTGACTGGAAGGACGAGGCAGTTCTCATAATATTGTCAACGCCGATTGCAATTTTGGCCTGGGCAGTTATATCGGACGATCCAACTGCGATGGACAAGGTAAAACTGTTTTTCGAGATGTTCTCAGAACTTCCGAAATGGTTTACAAATTTATGGATACTTGTAGTTGCGAGTATTTATGGTATAAAAGGAACACAAATATTTAAAGGAGTAAAAAAATAATGGCAAACAGACTATACAATAAACAAGTATCACCTAAAGGATATAAAACAGGTGGACGTGTTGCTAAAATGGGTGGCGGCATGATGATGAAAAGATCCATGATGAAAGAAGGTGGTCCAACTTTTAATTACGATGAAAAACATCCAAAAGTTCAGAGCTTGAAAAAGTTTATTAATAAGAACAGGAAAGAAAAAAATCTTTTTAGAAAAGAACCAATGACAGATAAAGAGGCTAAAAAATTAGCTGACAGACTAGAAACAAGAACTTCAAAAAGAGTTTCAAAAACTGAAGGATCTTTTAAAAAAGGTGGTGAAGTTTTAAAATCTGTAGATAAAAATAAAAACCCAGGCTTAGCTAAGTTACCAACTAAAGTTCGAAACAAAATGGGCTTCATGAAAAAAGGCGGCAAAGTAAAATAATGTGGAACTGGATAAAAAGTTTATTCAGTTTTAAAAAATCTTCTGCAGTTGTTGCAAAGATTAAAGTTGGACATTGTGATAATCATCCTAAATATAAATTTAGATGTCCTGATTGTGTAGAGGTAGTAAATGGCTAAACTTTGTGCAAAAGGAAAAGCAGCAGCAAAAAGAAAATTTAAAGTATACCCTTCAGCATATGCAAATATGTATGCATCAGGTGTATGCTCTGGTAAAATTACACCAGGCGGTAAAAGAGATAAAAAAGCTAAAGGCGGCTTGATCAAAGGTCAAGGTTGTGAAATCAGATAATGGGTTTACGCAAATGGGTACAGGACAAATGGGTAGACATCGGAGCTCCGAAGAAGAACGGAAAATATCAGCCGTGCGGGAGATCGAAGGGAAGCAAAAGAAAATATCCGAAATGCGTACCACT